CATTTCCACCAGCACACTGACACCTGAATGAACTCTCGCCGCCTGCAGATATCAGCCTCACACCAGAATAGCCAGCATGCTTGATAGTAAGCATTCCATCAACATTTCCAGTACCATCGAAACTTTGTCCCCATAGCAGCCGGCTGTCCTTTAATTTCGTTGCTGATACAGCGTTACTATCAAGGGGTAGATACTTGCCTAACACAACATCATCTTTTAATTGTGAGAGTTTAGTTAGGTTCTTTTCGTCCCATATTTTTATCCACTTCGCATCTTTGATTTGCTTGCCATCAGCTTCATTCTTACGATAATATATGCTTTCATTTCGCTGCGTAGGGAGTGCGAGTTGACTAATCCAGTTCACGCTGTCATTTTTAGACCAGTCCATCGAAATGATATGTCTCCAATCATCGCCAATTCCGCTCTTTGTAGTCATCACAGCATAATAGCCCGACACGTCAGGTGCAAAATTGACTTCTCTGTACGTCTTGAATGTATCAACAATACCATAACCGTCAATGGTTGTAGGCTTATCTCGCAGCTGCGAGAAAGTGTGCGTGTGTGATATACTTGCAGCATCTGTAATGCCGTACCCTTGCAGGGTTGTAGGCTTATTCAATAGAGAAGCAAAAGAGTGTGAATGTACAGCAGGATTGAACTCATTCGGCTTACCTGTTATTTCATTCCAGGCATACGAAGGCTTCGTTGCTGCTTTGGCCCAGGCAGGCACATCGCTTGCAGGCATTGAGGTTGGCTTGTTCTGAATAATCGACCAGTCGACTGAGGTCAATGCACCACCCTCAACTTTCTTTAATCGCTCATTCAGATCATTACCCAAAAATGCCGAGAGGACGGCTGCCGCCTTATCAACAGAATAGTCGGCCCAATTGTCCAAACGCTCATACGACATACCGCTACCTCCGCTACCTTGCATAGAGCCGGCACCGAATGCGGAGATACCCCCTTCAGCATAAAAGTTAGCTGCGCTTCCGTCTGCTTTTGAAACCTTAACAGCATTATTCTCCTTATCCCACGAGAGGTAAATGTCACCTATCACAAGTTGCTGCTCGCCCTCTTTTTTCACATAAGGGGTATTCTGATACAACGACAGCAACGATAACATTGCTTCACCAATCCGCGTTGCCGTGTTAGCATAAGGCATACGCTCATCACGTATCGCCTCGAGTTGCTTAGTAATGCCCTTTATCGTTGCTGTCAAATCACTCATAAATACACTAAAACGAAATAAAAAAGTCTAACGAAAACAAAATTAAAGAAATGTGATGAGAATAAAAATACGCTATAAATTTCTACCGATGCCCACACCCGCAAAAATTTCTTGTAGTCCTGTCGATAGAAGGCCATTGTAAGCCTCGCCGTAGAACGACGCTTCAAATTCGTTCAACCGCATCACAGAAGAATAGTATTTCTTTGCGAACCAATCGCGCTTAACACGAGGGTGGCCACCAGCCATGCGACCTCCCCAGGCGGGTCCAACACGCTTTTGCTTATTTAGCCCATGTTCCTCGCGATACTCTTCACCGCCAGGCAACAAGAAAGGAAGTGTGCCGTTCGCCTCTCTGAATTTCTCTCCAAACTCGCGGCCAACACCTGCAGCAACATAGATTCCGTAAAGAGCAAACTTGTGCTCAATCGTTGTCACAGCACCTACCCCAATGATAGCCGACATACTATTGTAAAGATAGCCTGAATCTTTAACTGCAAGCTTATCCATACGCTCACGCCAGAATGTCAGCATTTCTTTAGCCCATCCCTCTTCATATCTACGCAAATCATTCACATTGCGCGTATTCATTGTAGAGAAGCTGGTAAGCATTCCCGAAATGTGCTGACTCCTATCCACGCCTATTCCTCCCAATCTTTAGCCTGATACATGAGGTCAGTAGGCAGGTCGTTATCTATCATGAAATAAAGGCCTGTCGTGCCATTGAAGCTATAACGCCCCAATTCCTTATAATAGATACGTTCAATGCCCAAATATGCCATTTCCCCACGATACGCACCCGAAAATTTGTCCGCAAGCGTCTTCGCAAGAAACTGCTTGAAAATAGTTCTGCAAAGCTCAAGCGACTCTTTTCTACTCTCAGCATCACCCATTTTATAGCCAGCGAGCACCCAAACAGTATATACAGATTTCGTGAAGAAACCCGATTTATTACTATGCACGTTGTTATCCGTCGTGTCATCAACAAGGACGAAATTCGCTGTTTTACGAAATTCACCAATCACCCCCTCGATAGATTCAGGCCCCGAACAAGCGAGCACCTTGAAGTCATGATCACGACAAAGCCTATTCTTCTCAGCAAGTGACGTGAAATAATCAATCGGATTAAAATTATTTTCCATATTTAGTTTCAAATTCGGCTGCCTCTCGTGCTTTCTCATTGAGTTCAGTGAGCGCACGCCAGCAGTCCATGTTCTTAATCATTTCCTCTTTAGTCACGTCGCCCTGCGTGAGCGCCCGCAACTGAACATTTGCCATCTTCAGTAAATCCCATTTTGTGGGCTCACTCCCAGCAGGACGAAAGAAAGAAGGGAATTGTCTTGCAAATTCAGCCTTGACATAGCAGAACCATGCAAATACGCCAGTACGCTCCGCAATATCAAGCTTCAGATGTTTAGGTGCATCCCCATTACGCTTGCGATAGAGGATGCGAGCAAGGGTATCAATATTCTCCATATTTTTAGAGGAAAGATACACCTGAAATGCCGTCTCAGCTGAAAGATAGTCAATAAAGGAAATGCCGTGCAAGTTCACATCGACAGCCCGATAGCCACAGACGCTATCCAACCGCACGCCCATGTTATCGAAGCTGTCGATGAAGTCAAACTGATGAATGAGACTCTGAACTTGATTAGCCGTAATAGTAAAGAATTTCCTACGTCCAAAGCGACTACGCATAAAGCAGAACACACCTTTTGAAGTCCACTTTTGCACGTGAATACTACAAAAGCGCATGAACATAAAAGTTTTAATTTGCGTAAGGTCGCTGAACGTACCGAGCAGGCCGAATACATAACGCAGCTGGTCTTGTGATAGCTCACGCCAAGATCGGGGCGCATGCAATATCAACCCCTTTTCTTTAGAAAAAGTACACTCCTGACTCCTTAGTGTTCTTGTAATTCTCATAATGATTAGCCTTATATTCCTTACTATTCTTATACTCACTGAACTCATCGATGTTGTCCTCCATGATCGAAGAGAGTTGATTATACGCAAAACGTTCCGCCGTTTTATCACCTCTCAAATGTAGCACTAACCAAAAGCGCGCTTTATCAATAGCACGCTTGACAACATCCGTAGCCGAATTGGTGGCCACAACCTTGATGAAAGCATCAAATTGCGCGTCACTAATCTTAGCTCTCAATAACTGCTCACCCTCTGCAAGTAAGGGTTGTGCTGCTTTGAAGTCTTCAATTGTAGAGTGATTATAGCCACATATGTTACAATAATCAAAGTAGGTATTGATAAGCGAAAGCTTCATGTGTGAAGCCTCAAACCACCCTTGCAATTTGAACAAACGAGGGAGGATGAGTGAAAAGTCCGTTAAATACAACCGCTCCACGTTCGCTAACATCGCGTCGACACGCACCTTTGAGGCAGGTGCAAGGTCCGAAGCAGATACAACACCGAACCCCGACGCTGTCATCACGAGGTCGAGTTGACGTGCATTATCATAGAAAGCGCGTCGACATACGTAAGATTTCACGAGTGCAAGCAGCTCATGATCTGTACCATCTTCTACTGCTCGCCGTCCAACCTCATTCAAAACATAAGCTGAAAAGTTAGAATAAGTGTCGGAAATGGCAGTCGTGAGCATATCAAAAACATCGCCATTTTTGCTCGTAGCTACCACAACGGCAGCCTCTAATGTTTTACGAGTAATTTCAATCCTCGTTACTGTTGTTTCCATTTGCGTCAGGATCAGGTTTAACTTTTTTCTTTTCTTTATTCTCATCAAGCGTTGTCAGTACGATAAAAGGTACATCAACGTCGTATTTCTCTTGCCAACCATTGTAATACAGCATAACGCGGAAAGGTTCAAGCAGTACATCATGAAAGGCCGTCTCCGCAGCCTGTTTCAATAAGAAAAGCTCGCGCTTATCGCTACCGCTGTTGTTCATCGCCGACTTGCCCGGCGTAGCGCCTACGAGGTTAGGATGAACGTTGTCGCCGTAACAAAGTGAGTTACTCGCTTCCTGCACGTCATCGGCCCAGTCGCCACCCTCCTTGCGTCCTTGTTCAACATCGACAATATGCACCATATGCACCTCCTTGCCCGATGCAGGGTCGATATAGAAGCCGGAAATCCACGTTTTCCCGATATTTTCGTTACCACTTATGAAGTCATTGATATTCTGCTTTTCCTGCTTGATGCGAGACTTTATTTTGTCAGGGTCCGTGATGCCCTCTTCTTCACAGATCTGCCTCCAGTAGTCTTTGTGCACTTCAACCTGAAAGCGCGGAGGAGCAGAGTTGCGAATCTTCGCACGCTTGCCCTTGCCAATCAGCTCGTAAATGTCATACCACGAATCTTTGAACGTTGCGACATAAAAAGGAATAGGATAGTACTGATAACCTGGCGTGGGGAATCTTGTAAGGATAGCAAATTTACGAGTGCGTGTAGCACGACCGAAAGCGTCACCACGAGCAGCCCTACGACACTCGCCAGCAGCTGG